AGACTCTAATCTTGACCAACGTGATAAGTGACCACCATTATAAGAAACGGTTGTGCCAGAAACGCTGATGTGACCTTCGATCGCGTTTCCAGACCTTAAAACTATTAATTGTCCATCTGCATTTCTGTTAACATCGATGGGCGTGTCACCATTAGCTGAAAAATCCACTGAACCATTATTTTTTAAAGCAATACCATAATTACCATCGCCAGAAGGGTTTGTGCTAGTAGTTCCGATTAAAACATTACCACTGCTGTCGATACGCATTTTTTCACTTGAAGCAATATTAAATTGCAAAGAAGAGCCGTCTAATTCAAAAGGTGAACCAGCATTTGCTGCATCATTAAAACAGTTTATTTTTACACCACCAGTTACAGATGTTGAGTCTTGAAATGCTGCGTTACCATTAGTTTGTGTTCTTACTTGTAATTTTGTTACTGGATTTGTAGTCCCAATACCAACATTACCACTGCTGTCGATACGCATACGTTCTGAGTTATTGTGTCCTCGAAATCCTAATGAGTTATCAGAGTTATCAAATATTACTCCACCTTTAATTTCGTCTGATTGACCGCCCATAAATATACCAGCAGTTCCAGTATCACTCGATTTAACAATAACAACGCATTCAGAATCATTTTCATTAACAACTAATGTTTTGCTTGGTGCAGACTCTCCAATTCCCACATTACCGCTATCATCAAAAGTAACAGTAGCATCAGCAGCACCGCTATTGTGAAAACCAAGATCACCTGCTGCATCTACACCTATTTGCCAACTTTCTGCACCAGAGTTTTCTTCTAAATGTAAAGCTAAATGATCTGTATCTGATTTTATAATTACTGGAGTATCTGCACTTGTTTCAATAGCAGTTTTACCAAAATGTGCAGAACCTGTTACTGTTGTTAATCCTGCACTATCAATTCTCATGCGCTCCGTTGGACTAGCACCATCAGAACCGTCATTAGTTTTAAATATCAGATCGCCTTTTTCATCGTCTGCTGTTCCGTCATGACTAGCTCGTATTTCAGCTAATGTACTTTCTTCGCCACCAGACTGTTCGCCTTTAAAGGTAACAGTACTTTCACGCCCACCATCACTGTCCTCTTGCGTTGTATTTTTAAGAGTAAGATCTGGTGACGTATCAGTGCTGCTTATGTCACCTTTTATATCGGCAGCATTAGCAGTGACCGTACCGACCTTTGCACCAATATATCCAGCCATTAGGTTATCTCCATGTAATTCATAACAACAGAAACTTTATCAGCAACGGAACAATCTACCTTAATAATATCACCCTCATTCATATTTATTTTGTTAAGTTCTAGTGAGCTTTTTGCTGGCAACGGAACATCTTTTAGAAAGTGGGCTGTTGTGTTTTGCGTTTGATTTGTTTGCGTTGTTGTACTGACTAACTGTAAAGTTACATCCACCTGAGCAGTATGCACATTAGTTAAGAATATACTTTGCACCACAAGCGTACTACCTGTCTGTACTGTGTATATAGTTTCGGGAGTACCAGCACTAGCTGGCGCTACATCCCTAGTAATAGTTTTAAATGTATTTGCCATTGTCTAGCCTCCTAACGCTATGGCTAATGCAGTTGCCTCGTCTACCGTTGCCTTCTCCGCTATTGTTGAAATGTTACTTGCTACTGTCGTTATATCAGATGCTATACCAGCAACAGTTGCTATGTCATTTGTTTGAGTGGCAATAAGATTCCCCATACCATTACCATGACTTGTGCAATAATATTGGGCTGGCATTGTACCAGTAGAAGGAACAGCTATAACTACGTTTGCTCCAGCACTTCCAGCAGTACCATTTACAGTAACACCAGTAGTAAAAGAATTACCGCCAGAATCTTTGAATGCTAATGGATGACCTGATACTGAAGAATCACTAACATCAAATGTATAAGTAAAACCTTTAACAAGAGTTAAGGGTGGATTAGCAATACCATTTAGATAAAAAACATTTCCTGTTCCACCACCACCATATAAACTTCCGCTAGCAACTGTAACAGTAATGTTAGCAGTAGCATTAAACATAGCAGCTAAAGAATTTAATGTTGATATACTTGTTGCTACACTAGCTAAGTTAGATTGGTTGATTCCAGCTACGGTAGTTACGTTGGCTGAAATACCAGCTACTGTTGTTACGTTACTAGAAATGCCAGCTACTGTTGTTACATTAGATGAAATACCAGCTAATGTATTTATATTAGCTTTATTAGAATCTACATTTGTTATATTTGTTTTGATTGCAGCTAAACCAGATATTGCATCTGTAGCTGTTGTTCCATCTTCAATGTCAGCTAATGCAGCAATATCATTACTAATAGTAGCTATAGTACCAACATCTGCAATCTTTGGCCCAGCTTCTGGAACACCAGTGCTAGCATTAAAACCAAGCACTGTACCTTTACGAGCAGCAAGCAATGGCAACTGAGTATCAACTGCACTATCAAAATCAATTAACTTAAGAGATCTATTAACATCATCTTGAAGATCAGCTGTTATAGCAATCAATCTATCAAGTTCTGTATTTAAGGACGCAATATTAAATGGGCCTGAAGATGGAAAGTCTGTTGTGCGATCTAAGTCTATAGATCTTGTAATAACAACTGTAGAGCCACCTGATATACCTGTTACACTATTGCCAGTCGTAGTTGTAATAGTGCCAGTAGATCCATCTCCACCAGATACAGTGTAATGTGTTGTTAAAGTTTTTAATGTACCATCAACAAAAAAGTTTAAATCATCGTTATCAAAAAACTCAAAAGGCACAGCAAAAGATGTTTGAGTTGCACCTTGAGCAACAGTGTAAGACACCCTTGGATTATTATCTGATAAATTAATCGTCATACTTTACCTCTTTTTTATGGAAATAGCAGTGAAGATTAAAAGTCGCAACGCACAAAAAGTTAGTATCTACCAAAGATTGGTATATCGTCACCTAATCCTTCACCCAATGCTCTTGTATGTTCATTAACAAAACCCTTCATAAACCAAAGTTGCATAAAAGGCATTCGTCTAATAAAATCTTTAGCTCCTTCGCCAAAATCACCATACACCATATCATTCATAGCTCTTGTGTAATCACTTACAATCGCTGGGCCAGCACCAGCAAAAGCTAAAGAAGCATCAACACCACTTTGTTCTTGTGGAAACTTAGGTTCAAACACACCTAAACCAGCATAGTTTTTACCACTCAAAGCTAGTGAAGTTGCCATGCTTGTATAATAAATATCTGAATATAAAGCAGCTGCACCAGAGTAATCAAAAGATCGAAGAAGTTTGTTTTGTATACTTAATTCTAACCAATTAGGAGTTTTATACTCAAGAACCATATATCCTAGCCCCATCATCCAAAGTGTACCCCAGATTTGAGACTTCATTTGCCCTGTGCCATAAGCAGCTGTTGTTTTGTTCAAAGCTGCAAGCGTAAATGAGTAAAATTGAAATGGCAAAGAAAGTAATCCGTTTTCAATACGAGAATAACCTTTAAATTTAGGATCTTCTTTCAAACCAAAACGTTTACCAATACGAGTTGGTATCAAAGCAATACCATCAGCCATTATTGGGCGATCAGATGGTGTTGCTTGCATAATTGTATTTAAAATACCTGATGACATAGATCTTTGAAATGTAGTTTTTAGTGCTTCATCAGGCCATTCATCTGTATTTGCACGAATTAAACCAGACTCACCACGTTCTATTGGCATTTCTGTTAATTTTTTAGAGTCTTCAACACTAATATTATATCTTCGAAGATATTCTTTTTCTGCTTTTGTTATTTTTTTAGGAGTTTTTGTTTCTTTTATTGCAAGTTCTAATAAATGATCTTGTCTTAAAACACCATCAAGACGTTTTAACTCTCTAGTAACAGGAGTAAGTAAATTAAGCATGTAAAAAACATCTTTACCTTTACTCCACATATTGTGTGTTAATGGATTACCAATAGCATCATCACTCATACGAGTAGATGCACTAAACAATGCTCCTTCTAATGCTTCACCAGCTTTAGCTCCTTCTTTTGCAGACACTCTTACTTTTTCATCACTAATTAAACCACCAAGAGCTTTCATAGTTTTAAAAACACCATGCTCTGCCATAACTCTACCAACTTCAGTCATAGAAGTAATACCACTACTACCCATATAATTAAGTGTAGCCACATCTTTTATTGCTTGAGCAAAGCGTTGACCTTTAGAATATGGACTTCTAAGTGCTGCTCCCATAACTCGATCATATCCAACGCGAATATCTCGCATTGTTCGATCAATATCTTTTATGCTTCTACCTTTAAGAATCATTCTGTTTTCCGCTGTATCAATGACTTCTTCAAAGTCAGCACCAAACTTTTTACGAAAAGAATATCTTGGAGCAACTCTAGCATTATAAGCTGCCATTAATTCAACAGGATTAGTTACAATAAAATCAACAACCAAACTATTAGGAATGTCTAATGTTCTGTGCATAAAATGTTTTGATTTGCCATAACCAAAAAAAGCATTTTCATATGAGGTTGTGTCAGGGTCATCTAGTATTTTGTTAATAACATCATCAGCACGTTTTTCTCTAGCAGATAGAGTTGTTTTAAATGTTTTTCGAGCAAGTGGATTTTCTGGTGTCCACATAATACCATCTGGATTTTTCTCAAACCAATCTACTAATATTTTTTTAAGACCTTCACGATTTTTTTCTATAGCAGCAGTATTCCAGTATCGAGGTGTAAACTTAACTTCATTAGATGGCATTACCTCTTCTGCTTTTAGTCTTTCTATAGTCTCTTCTACTTCTTTGATTTGCCCAGAGTAATCATCAATACGATTAGATACACGATCTTTGAAAGCTTGAGCTTTTGCACTCTTACCTTTTATTTTATTTAAAGTATCAAGATTTTCATCCATTTTTGTTTTAAGAAAATCTAAACGTCTTTTATAATGTGGTAGTGTTCCAATAAGACCAACGTCTTTTAATCTTTTTTCCCAACGATTAAAAAACTCATCCATATTATTTATTGCTTGTTGTTCAAATTGATCTGCTGGCTTTTCGCCTTTTATTCTTTTTCGACTTGCTTCATTTACAAATTCATTAAATTCTCTTGGTTTTAATGGATAACCATAAAAATTCATGTTTCCAGTATCAGAAGCTTTTGCTTGAACAGAAAGTAAATCATTATATAAAGTATTAAGTTCTGCTTTATATTGTGCTTGTTCAACAAATACAGAAGTGCCAAGCACCTGATCATTTTGGTGTGCCACCATTCTCATACCATTGTCACCAAAAATACCATAAGCTAATCTTTTAGTTTCATCATCTAAAGTGTCATCTTGGAATACACGTTTTCCTATTGTTGTTGCTGCTCGATATAACCATGATCTTGTAAACACAGTTTCTGCTAATGAAGCTCCACCTTCTTTTGGTGTAAAAGCTTCTTGAGCTTGCTCAATATCATTAGTTGTATTTCTAATAACAGCTGGTGCAGATCCTCTACTTAGAATGCCGCCAAGTGTTCCAAATGCAGAACCAACAGCAAAGCCAGCCCCAACATTTAATGCAAACTCTGCACCAGTAGCTGTGGGGTCTGTAGCATATATTAAACCTTCTTGTGCAGCAGTAAGCGCACCAACTGATGCACCTGTTCGAAGTGCTTGCATGCCAATACTAGCACCACCAGTTAAAGGAATAGCAATAAGATTTATAGGATCAAAAAGAGAAGCACCAAGTTGTTGTCCAAAAGATGCCTGACTTAGAACTCTTCTTCGATCTAATGATTCTTCAGCTATTCTAACTAATTCATCAAACTCTTCTTGAGTATGTGCACCAAGCAAAGAAGATGAATAATCATTTAAATGATCTGGTATTTGTGGAAAAGGATCAAAACCTTCTTCTCTAAAACTTGTAGATCTGTTTGATTGAAACTTAACATATTCAAAAAGAGGATCATATGCTCGACCTACTGACGCAGAAACAACTTCACCGAATGATGGTCGATTATCATCTGGAGTAGCACGAAATCGTGTATCCATCTGTCCTTGAATATAATCAAAAGCATTATCCATTAAAATGATGGGCCTTGTGGTGTTGTGCCAAATCCAGAATATCTTTCAGCAATAGTAGGATCAGCATTTTGCGCTCTGATTCTATCAGCTTCATCTTTGGCAGCTGCTTCTTTTGCTTGTGCTTCTAACTCTGACCTTTTCATAGCTTGTTCATTTTGTTCTCTAAAACCCCTGGCTTCTACCATTTCTGAATTGATATCAAATGAAGGCCACAAAGCTTTACCATCTTTTTCTACAATAAATGGATCAAGAATAAGAATGCCATCTCTTCTACGAACTTGATAAGTTAAAAATTTTGGATTGGCTTTTGTTGCGTCTGGTGCTGGAGAAAGAACAACCATTGATTTACCTTCAAATCTTGGGTCTTCAAACCATTCAAACTGTCCTTCAAAAAAACCTTTTGTTCTTGTTGTAAAACCTATTGGAAAACTTTCATTAGGATCAAACAATACAGCATCTAAACTTTTAAGTTGTTGATTTAAAACAGCATGAATATCACTTACTTCTTCTCCATTACGAGTAAGTTTATCTAGTGACATTCTTGTTTTCTTTCGACCTTCTATTGGCCTATCAAAATCTACAACAACACCAGCATCACCATATTCATTTTCAAATATATCTTTCAATTTAGTTTTTATATCTTCTTTATTATAACCAAGACCAGCAAGTTGTGTTGCAAGATTTTTAAAATCATCACTAATATGATTATCTATGTTTTCTTTACCTACAGCAGAATTTAAAATGTCATCCATTATTGTTTTTTTATCATCTGCAGAAGCACCTAAAGTATTTTCAATAGTATTTTTAGTAACTTCTGTTTTCCGACTAATCATAGCATCTATAGCTTCTTGTGTTGTTCTGTATAATCCAGCATCTATACCTTCAATCATATCATCGAGCATAACTTTTTTTATATTAGTTGCTGTATAACCACCAAGAGAATCTCCAAGAACATCTTTTGGAGAGCCATAACCTGTGTAAGAAGTAAGAGTTCTATATAATGATATTATAGCATCAGGATTTGGAGTCGTGCCTCTTTGAACCATAATATTTAAAGCATCAACTAATTTTTGTGGTGGCACTTTAGCCATAATATGAATAGCTTCTGGATTGTTTTGCCAAGTCTCAGGATTATAAATATCAATACCATTTCTAGTATTAAACTCATCTACTGTTTTTCTTGAATCAGCTGTATTTGGATCAGCTTTACCTTCAAGTATTGTTTGCATTTTATCTAAAAATTTTCTTTCAGCATTAGCATCAGCCTCTCTTTGAACAGCATTGCCTCTAAGATCTTCAAGATGCTTTGTACCAGCTTCTATTGTTTTTTCATTTCTTTCAGCTAATATTTTATCAGCAAGTGTTTTAGTAACACCTTCATCAATATCTGTTTGACCACCAGACTCTATATAACTAATTACATCTTCTATTTGAGAAGATGATAAACCAGAAGCAATACCATTTATTTCACCGCGCAATGCACCAAACTGTACAATCTTTCCAAGAGTATCTTGTATAGTTGGATCAAGTCCAGATTTAGAAACTTTGTCTGAAAATATTTCTGCAAAAGATTCACCATTTCTTGTTGTGTCAAATCCACCAGCAAGTTGTGCTGATAATTCATAAGCTTCATTACTAAGGTCTACTTTTAGTTGCTGTTCGTTTTGTTGATCAACAAGTTTACCAATGTCTGTGTTTAATAATGTTTTTATAGCAGTATCATTTACATCTGTTGGTAGTAATAATCCAAACTCTTTTAATTTATCTACTGTATTTACTTGATAGCTATTTAATTTGCCATTATGAGTGCCAGTTAAAATATAATTTTTTAATTGATCTTGATTTCCTTGAGCAGCTGCATTCAAAAGCCAAGGCGTAATAAAAGCTTTCTTTGCTTGTTCTTCCATATTAGATGATGTTGTGCTGTTTAATGGCTTGCCATCACCCTCAACCATAGATGTTAAGTCTTTTATTTCATCTATTCGAGCTTCAAGTTGAGTATATGTTCCACCAAAAATAGCATCAAAATCTTTTGTTGTATCAATAGCTATATTAGCTTGTTCTGCATAAGATTTTTCTAATGCAAAATTTATATCATTATAATTTTGCAATAAATTATTAAGCTTTTCATTTGCTGCAATTTTGTTTGTTCGAAGAGCAAAATCTTCATCAGAACTAATTACAGAGTTATTTGACCTTAACTCGGCAAGAACACTAGCTTGATTACTTGGTGTTATTAAATCAGAAACTTGATTATAAACAGCTTGAGCTTCTTCTGATAACACTACGTTAGTGCCTCCAACTCCAGCTGCTCGAATGATTGCTATTCTATCTTGACGTGAAAGTGTTTGAAATTGTGTAGATAAATATGCACCAGCTATAGCTCCATTAATATCATCTTTTACAACATCAGAAGATCCTATTTTGAATCCAGCACCTTCTCCTTCTTGAGTGGCAATTCTTCGTTCTTCTGCTACATCAACAGCACCCTCAATATCTCCTAGTCTTGCTTTATTAATAGCTAAAATTTTTGCGTCTTGAGTTTCTGAAGCTATATGCTGAGTTGCATTTTCTCTTATGCGATTACGCTCAGACTTCATAATATTTAATTTGGCACGTTCTTTTATATCAGCACCAATATCTAATATTTGCTGTTGAAACTTATTATTAGTATCTACAGTTAGCAAACCAGTTAAATAAGACTCAGCTGCTCGATCAAAAGCAAGAGGATCTCGATCATATTTTACAGAAAGTTTTCCAAACTCAGTGCGAAGATCTTTATCAATAGTTTCAATAAAACGTCTTTCGGCTACTTTTTTAAAAGATTGTCTAGCAATTCTACCAAAGCCTTCTGGTGTTTCTAATGCAGTAGGTTTTCCTTCAGCATCAAACTGTAAAAACTTTTCAGCATCTACAGATAATGCAGCATCAGAACCAGCTTCTTCTGCTTTTTGAGCATCTATTCTAAATGCTCGATCTCTTATAGCTTCACCAGCATCAGCAATAGCAAAACCTATCTGATCAGCACCAGTGTCAAAGTTATTAACGCCAATTCGTTTATTTGTTACACTTACTGTTCTACGAATGACTGCCATAATAAACCTCTAAAATTTTGTACTTGATAGATCTTGAAGACCAGATGCAAAGCTTGATAAAGTTCTAATCCGTGTTGCAGCTGCTTCATTTTTACCACGTTCTACTTCTAACAATGCAGCAACAGTTTGTTTTCTTGATTCCATTCTTGCTTGGCTTGCCATAACTGTTAAATCATCAAATGTTACAGTTTTTTGTTCATCAAAAAAAGCTTTTACACTTTGATCAAAATCTCTATTTTTTAAAAGCATAGCTTCATTAGTTGCTATATCATCAAAGTATTGTTGATAACGTGCTACTTGTTGTTGTGCTGCTTGAGCTTCACCTCGGATACGATCTGTAACCATTGCTTCAGCATTATCTCTTGAAGCTTGTTCTTGTGCTTTGGCTGCTTGAATGCCGCCAATTAATTTCATTCCTAAACCTATAGCTTGAAAAAAAGACATTAGAATATCAACTCCGCTACTAATCCATTAACTTGTAAATCTAATGGTGCATCTTGTGTTATTGTAATTTGAGGATCTGCATTATAACCCAATAATCTAAACTCTTTTTTGCCAGTAAAAGGAGCTAGTTGTTGTGACAAATCATCTGTAACATTTCTTATTATCATTGCTGTTTCATTTACCTTTACAGCTAAAGTGTTATTTAAATCTAAATATACTGTGCCAAGCCCTCTTGGAATACCAGTTATTGGGCCGTTGTTTACCTGTGCATCTATTGGATTTGTTGTAAGCTCAACATCAAAGTTAAAACCTATTTCGGCTGATGATAATGAAGCATCAACAGATGAAACATTTATATTACCACCACTAACAGTAAACTCTCCAATATAGTTATTTCCATTCACAACTCTTAGTACAGCACCATTATTAAAATCTGCTGATACATTAAATACACCATTTGATCCAGTATATGTTTTTGCCATATCTAAATTAAATGTAGAATCAAACTCGCAAAGAATTATCTTTTTTGTACCATCTCCAAGATCATATTCTACATTTGCAAAAACACGATCATCTATTGTAACTGTAGAATGAAACTTACCATTAGTTACAAACTCTACCCAACCAGCACGTTGCTCTGCTCTATTTGAATTAAAGACAGACATTGTTCCATCTTCATTTACAATAAAAACATAGCTTTCTGATCGAGACAAAGCACCGTAAAGAGTGTTCATTTCTATTGGTGATTTAATAAGATGCGAAGAAATAGTAGATATTGGATTGGCTACATATGCAGCTTCACTGTCACTAAACAAATATTCTCTTACAATCTGCCCACCTTTTTGCACAAAAAGAGTAGCACCATCTAAAATTTGTGGTCGTGTAAATCCAGAACCAAAAGGAGTTTGTCTTCTTACCTGTGCATTAGTTGGAGTAATAGGTTGATTCTGAAACGCTGGAACAAACATTTCAGCAGAAGCTGCAAAGATCTGTAAATCCCTATTTGAAACAATATGCCGTATTTGTTGTATTTCACCAATAGCAGCAGTTAACTGTATAGACTCATTATCTTTAGCTTCACCAACATCAAAGTTATAATATGATGCTATCTTACTAAACCAAATACTATCTGGCTGTCCAAGAGTTCCAGCAAATACTAGTCTATTTTCGTGAAAAGTAACAGCAGCTGGAAAACCTCGAAGAGCAGAATATGATTGTTCTTCCCAACTAGTTGTGGGTGCATGAGTTGTTACACTTGGAGTTCCACCACCCAAAGCAGAATCATTGGCAGAACCACCAGCAGTAAAAGTAAATACATCATCACTAATAATACCAGCAACAGTTCTTGAACCATTTAAATTACTAATACTTATACCACCAACTGTATCACAATCTGAAAATGTTATTGAATTACCTATTGTCATTCCATGATTTACTAAGGTTACTTCTACTATATTTGAGCCATTATTTGTTCTTAGAGAATCTGGACTAAGTTTAATTTTAAGAGAATCAAGTATGTCACCTGTTGCAACGGTTGAGCTTGTGACACCAGTAATCTCTATCTCTTGACCATTATAGCGAACAGTTGTGCCAATATGCTTAGAAGGAGATGTTGTATCCCAATAAGCTGCACTTGTTGTTAAAGTAACACCAGATCCGCTTGATGCTGATGGATCTAAAGTTACCCCAGCACCTTGGAAAGAAAAGTATGGTTGATAGACCTGTTTATTGTCAGACTTCTGATCAAACTGAAATCCTTCTATTTGAAAAGTAGTAAGACTTGTTCTAACAATTTGTTGAGGAGCAAATGTTTGATGTGCAATAAACATAACATCACCAGCTTGTGCATATGTATATTCATGCAAAAACTCATCATCAAATTTTAGTGCAGCACTATTAATATCTGATGTTATTGTTTGTATTAAAGATACAGCACCATTTACTGGATTAATTTGAAAAACTCTTACTTTAGCATTTTCAAGAGAAATAATATATCTTTCATCGTCAGAAAATATAAATGGTAATAATCTACACTGCTGTACTTTTGTTTCATCAACTGTTGTATCAAACTGAAATATTTTTTGTAAACCAGATCTTTTTACAACACCACCTTCAGATCTAATAAAAAAGTTTTTAACTCTTTGTGCAGATTGATTGTAAACAGGAGAATCTGTTCTTGAGTATAAAGAAGGACTTACCTCACCAAATGCAAAGTTTGTAAGTGGTATTCGTACTTTCTGCATTATGTTCGCCTATTTGTAATAAACCGACTTGTTGAAAGTTTCCTTGTTGTTTGTTGTTGAGCATCTAAGTTTCTTGCTCTCATCATTGATGTTGCTGCTTGTTGAGACATCAACTGTGCAAGACTTTGATCTCTTGCTAAACTTACAGCAAATACAGATGCTAATTCATATTCAACAGCTATGGTAAAATATGAAGGCCACCCTTGTTCATTTGCTCTAAATGTAAAATCTAGTACTAGTTCTGAACTAGCTGCTTCATTACAGAATAATTTATCACCATATGTTTGATATTCGATAGGTGTATCATTTACAGTTACAACATGTGTCATTAACCAGTCACTCGGAAGCTGATAAGCAGCATCAAATCTACCAGTTGGAGCGTCTGTTAATCTATTTAATATTGATTGATTAGTTGCAAATCTCCATCGAGTATTAAGCAAAGATGATCGAGCAACATCTTCATACATATTCGAAGCAATCAAAGCTTCATTATTACCATCATCAAATGATGTAATAGGTTCAGCACCCACAAGAATTAGAGCGCGACTACAAACAGCAACTGGAGATTGTGCTGGTATACTTGAAACTGCCATACTTAATCCTCAAAGAAAGGTGGGGCCGAAGCCCCAACCTATTAGTCGCTATCGGTTTCAGCTACTGCCGTACCATCAGATACGTCAACAACAGTACCAGTATTTGATAAAACGCTAACAAAACTTGTTGTTGGAACATTAGTATCGCGAACAATAATTAAATCACGAACATCAAGCATATTTGCTGCATCATTAAAATACCCAGCAGTGTTTACAGTTGCGATAGCATCCGCAGATGTATACATCCACAAGCTACCATTTGAATCACCACCGACACGAGTTAGTCCACTTGAAGCAAAAGCCATTTTCTAACCCTCCTAGTTATTATCTAGCAGTTCGTACATACCGTTGTCATCAATAACAACAGCACCCATTGACATCATAGATGTTGCAAGGTGAGATACTTTTTCTGCTACATAGTTTACTTCAGTCTGAACATCAGAGTTCACACCAATACCAACTGCTCTCATGTGATAAACAAAGTTTTTACCACCTGATACAGCTGAAGTTGAAAAGATCTTGAAGCCCAAGAACTCTTTCATTGTCATACCACCAGCAAACGGTAAGTTTTGTGGCCCAACGAAATCACTTGAAGCAAACTCTGTAATATTAAACAGATCTGCAAAACCAGCTGGGGACATAGCAATATAACGCTGTCCGTCTTCTGGAATACTTGCTGTTCCAAATGTTTCGAAAGCTGACAAAAGATCTGCTTTTTCAACAGCAGAAGATGTATCGTGTAACTGAGTTGAGTTAGCACCAGCATCCATAGCTGTTGTAATAATCTCATCAGTTTTACGACCCAACGCAGCAGCAGCACTCTCGGCAACAGCTTGACGCTCGTTGATATTTGTTTTCAACTCATCAAGTTTGTCGATAAACTCAGCTGCATAAAAGTCAGCCATTGTTACTTCCACATTAGTGTGTGCAAGTTCCATTGGTGTAACATTACCGTTACGCGATTTTGTTGAAGCTGATCCAGTTCCTATCTTCTGAAATCTAGCTACATTGCCTGACACATTCGTAGAACGAATAGTATTACGCAGTTTTGAACCCATGCGCTGGTATGCAAGATGCACATCGGTTTCGAACTGCTTAATAAAGGCTTGGTCTATTGTATTAGCCAATTTTTTTCTCCTAAATTAAGTTACGGGCATCTTGGGTATCTGCTTTACATCCTCAATGAAGGTATCCAAATGGGCTTCTCAGTGTATCACAGGCCTTGATATTTTATGTGAAACACAATTTTGTGACGGATTGCAACGCACAAAATCAACATATCGCACATTTTTCCAATCGCTAAACCCAACAGGATGAAAGCCTAACCATACTGCCCAGTTTAACATTGACTCATATTCTTCTGCTATTTGCATAGATAAATCTTCATACGACTGATCTAAAAATGATATTAATAACTTAGATCCTCGTGCCAATCCTTTGAAGTTTTTTGTTATATGTTTTGTAAATAATGCAAAGAGTTGTGGTGGATCTTCAGAAAAAAATACACCACTTGCCATCATAATATCCCAATTTTTATCTCTTACGATATATACTTCAGAGTCTTTTTGTAGATCTTGTAAAGCCTCAAAGACAGAAGAATAACCCAGATTTGATAGTTCTTTTTCTGTTTCTGGATGTAATATAGAATATATTTCTCTAATATGATGTTCATAAAAAGGGGTCATATAGTACGACCCACTTTGTAATATTTTTATTTCATCCATAAAGTTTTTTGAAACCTTCATCTACTTGTTTAACAAAGTTCATATCGCGTTTTGCTGGCGACCAGTAACGCTCATCTCTCATCATTTCAGTTAACTCTATTTCATTAAAGTTTGATGATATGTTTGTTTGCTCGGTAACACTTGGGTCTTTGATTGCTTCCATAATAGCTTCGAGAGCAACAATACCATCTGCACTTTCGCACATACGTTCTATTGCTGGCAAAGCTTCTTCTGGAAAAAATTTATTAGCAAAGAGAGATGCAGCTTCTATTCTAGCTTCAGAGTTATCACCCAATCGTGCAGCTTCAGCTTCTATATCGTTATCATCACCCATACCATTCATATACATTTCAATACCTTTTTGAAATTCTTCATGGGTATATCCATTAGAATGACAGTGATCTGCCCAGTCTTTTAACATATCACTTTCTAAAGCTTCTTCTTCATCAATAAAATCAGGGAGTTCATACTCACCAGCAGATGCTGGCACACCTTCAGATGCCTGTTCATTAAGTTCATCCATAAGCCTTGATCGAACATCTTCTTCTTTTTCACCAAGCTTTGACTCTAAAGCTTTGTATGCTTTACCTAAATCAGCTGGATCATTAAACTTTTCAGGTAGCCATTCAGGTCTTTCAGATGTTTCAGAAGTAACACTATCAACAGTTTTTACTTCTTCAGATGTTTCTTCTGTATTTTCACTTACTTGATTTTCTTCCATTATTTTTCACCTTATGTGCATGTGCCATACGAGCTTCGATCAAACCAACTAAATATCGTTGACCTTCCATATGGCGCAGTTCTTCCGTTGTTACATTTGGGCCATTTACCATTTCAATAGTAATTGATCTTAAATATTGCAAGACTGCTTGCCCTGTCACAGAACCAAACAATGAGGCTATATTCTCGCTAATTTGTTGATCTTTTTGTTGTGGACGCTGTATCCCATCAACACCCACATTAATTTTTTTAGTCAAGCATTACTCCATAGGTTGTGGTGCTTGTGCCTGACCTTGCTGCATTTGCTGCATTAATGCAAGAATTTGTTCTCTTCCTTGTTTATCTCGCACTAAATTATCTGGTATTCCAAACTTTTTAGCTAAATATACAGCAGTTTCTTCTGTATTAATTAAAATATTAATAGCATCTGATCCAAATGCTCCATTAGCTAATTCAAGAAAACGTGACACTGAAGTTATATCTTGATTGGCTTGCGCTTGCGCTAATGGTGATACAGATCTAATTTTAACTTCTCTACCATTAATTGTAGGAACTTCAATTCTACCTTGTTTCTTTAATATATGAACAACTCTTTGTAATACTGGCTGAACTAGTTCTACTTGCAATCTTCCAAATGCAGAGCCAATCCTTCTTGAAAGATCTGCCATACGTTCTGCAATCTCTGTTGCCGATGCTGGTGTTCGATTAGGATCTCCAAGCATATCATTATATAAAGCACGTTTGATATTGTTACGCATATCACCAAGAACAAGTTGTGCTACATCAAAGCTACCAGCAGCTTGTATTGGTTGTAATCCAGCTGATCCCATAGCTTTTGGAATTATAGTCCCTGGCACGAGATTGATTGTATCAGGATTTATTACCCCATCATCTTCCATTTGATAAATGCCAGAGATAGCCATCTGTGCATTTTCAAGTATCATCTCGACTGTAAGATTGGTTGTTTTTATTGCGCTAAGTGCATTAAATAATGGCCCTCGACCATACACCTCACCAGCACATTTTGACCAACGGAAGCAAATAAAAGGATTAGATCCAACTCCAGACATTTGCCTTTGCATCATAAGAGATTTTGTTGTCAGACATATTGCATAGTATAGATAAGCTTCTTCATTCTTTTTAGAATAATCTTTACACACTATTTCTAAAACTGTTGTTGTTTGATCAGAGTTATCTATTAAGTTTTGAAGCTCTTCATTAAATGTTCCATTTGGATAAAGCATTGGTAACTGATCATATCTTATAAATTTTCTTTCTCTAAAGACATGATCAATGCGATCATCAGGCCCAGTGTCTAGTATGACATGAGGTAATGGTATTGCGGAAAAACGTATAGGATTGATAGCATCGCCTTCTTCGCATACTAAGACACCAGTACCAACTGCTAAGTCCATAAAAGATTCATGAACTTCTTGTGCAAAGTTTGAGTTCTGAAGTATTTCAAAAACATATTCAGTAACTTCTTCTAAATCATTATTAACAGATTCTCTTCTTTCTTTTGGTGTTTCAGATCCAGCAGTAAGATCTGCCCATCGAGCAAAGTTTGGAACAAGCCCAGACTGTAATCTTGAAGCAAACTCTTGAACTCCTACAACAGCAGTCTCATCAAAGATTTTATCATCTCTTCTTTGACCAGAAACTTCATAGTAAAATGATTCGCGTTGCGGCAGCGCAAACTCATAACACTCTTCAAAAACATCAACAAAGTTTGTACGCTTTGCTTTTGCTCTTTCGTATCTTTTAAGAAACTCTTTTGCTATAGGATCTGTTATCATTAGAGAAACCTACTAAAATAACCTACGCCACCACCTGATGATGTAAGCAAACTACGTCTTCCCCTTCTTCCAGATCTTGCTGATCTACTTCTTCTTCTTGCAGCTTTACTTCTAAATAGTCCTCCTCGTTTCATTTTAGGAGTTCCAGTATTACTTAACTCTCCAACTTGCATATCAAGTTCTGCTTGCCTTGCTGCCTTTGCAGCATCAGCCTCCGCAGTTGCAGCAGCAGTAGCAGCTGCTTCTCTTTCAGCTTCTAATTGTTTTTGACGTTGAGCTTCTTGTTTTGCTAGAGCTTGTTCTTTTGCAGCTTCAGCTGCTTCTCTAGCTTTTTTCTGTTCCTCATCTATTCGAGGATCTCTTTTCTTTCTACCGCACATAGTAAATCTCCTTTATATTTCCCTCAAAGCAGAGAAAAACAGTTTTGGCAACGCACAATTACATTCTTGCCCAAAGTCCTTGTCTTTTTTGTTTGACAGGTTTTTTATTAAATACATCAAAGTTTCTACTTGCTATGACAGGTCTAGCTGGTTTTTGACTATTAAGTAAAGCTCTACCCTCACCAGCACCTAGCATCATATATTGTAAAGCATCATGAATATGAGAGTACATATTTTTATCAGGCTTATCTGCATATCGTTCACCAGATACTTCCATACGTTTATATTGATACCCACCTTCAAATCCTTTGATTAACTGCTGGCATCTTCTGTCAATAATAAATGCTGGTTTGCCCTCAACCATCTTTGTTAGCTGGGAAGAGACAGCTTCCAATCGAAGGTCTACAGAGTTCGAAGGGGCTGGGAATGCCCTCAAACCAGCACCACGCAAAATATGAAAGGGGGTACTTTCATCTGTTTGCGCTCTAAAATCCCCAGCGGGATCGCCGTATATATACACCTCAGATGCTTGAGAAAATCGGGAGGAAATTTCTTCTCGCAACACTTCAGCAAACCTAACAATCCCCATATCAAAAGCCACTATCTCCGACTGGACGAGCCAGCGACCTCTGATCTTTTGTCCAAGAGTTGCAGCTGGAGTCAACCCAAAGTCCAAGCCAACATATAGCGGTGCGCCAGCAGCTACCGCTATTTCTTCTTTGGCTATGTGTACTTCTGCTGCGAACATTGGGTATATCGGCTTTCCATCTTGGATAGTGCCAAGCCTATTCATAACATAGACATCAATCCAGCTTTTTGTTTTACCTCTTATTAAATTGTCATAATAGTTGGCAAGCATATGTTTTTTGTTTTCAGCAGTATTGTTTGGCTTGTAATCTACTACTTCACCATCTTCATCACGTTCTTCGAGCATTGCAGAAGGCTGTGTAAAGAACTCCCAGTTATCAGGTTTTACTAACATCTGAGCTTGTTCTCTTGGAATATAATCAGGAATTGGCACTTCACCAGACATAATAGGCCACCAGTGATCTTCTTCTGGCGCATTGGTATCTGCTATTACACCTGTCCAACTTGGCCCACCATCACGCATAGAAGGGTAACGACCAACACGCATAGTACAAGCATCAATAATAGACTTAGGAATTTCTCGCGCTTCGTTTATCCAGATACCTGTTAGTTCTAATGATAACAGTTTTTTTACATCTTCTGGTCTATCTAATGCTAAGAAGATAACCTCAAGATCTATTTCACCTTTTTTGATGTGGTGGGTGTATGGCACTGACCAAGTAAACTTTCCCCAGTCATT